CTTTGTCACCATTTTCAGCAACCACGAAAACCGGCATTCCGGCCTCAAATGATTCTGCTTCTAAAATAGTAACCCCGTCAATCAATTTGATTTGTGCTAATTCAACAACAACTTCTTGTTTGTTGCTTAAAACCGCCTCAAATCCTTCTTTGATTGCATTTGTAATTGATTCTAAATTCATATCAGTGTTTAAATTAATTTTCTCTAAATCAAACATTCCGTCGATTGAAAATCCTTTGACTTGACCCGTCTTAACGTAGTCGTTCCAAATTTCCTCATTATCAACTTTCATTGTCGCAAACCAAGTTCCGTTCGGCTCATTGATTCCATAGGCAACCGATTTGTCGTGAACGTCGTCTTCTTTTATCCAAGATTCAACAAATGTCACGCCGTCAATTTCTTTGTCGTGTTCCAATGATGAATTTTGTTGATACGATTGTTTGAAAAAGTTTTCCATTGATTTGCGAATCGTGTCGGCTGAAAATACAATATTGAATTCCATTCCGTTTTGATTTCTATAAATCGGTAAATCAGGAACTAAAACCGCACCAAGCAAAATTCTTTTTTCATTGTCAATTGTTGACAATTGAATTTTTTTTTGTTTGCTTAATGCAATAAAGTTTGATTGTATTGCCGGATCTTCAACAAGTGAAATTCCGAAAACTCCGTCAACTTTTTCTTCGTCAAATACTATTTCGTACGTTGGTAACATATATATATAATTTAAAATTTTAATTTGTTATAAACTTTTATATCTTATAGGGTATAAATTAAATATATATTAATTCATTTATACCCTATCAGGTATTTATCCAAGTGTTGCATTTTGAACAATATTTCGATTCAAAGATTGTGCGGTTGTTACATTACTAGCAACGACATAAGCTTGAACGGGATTTTGTTGCATTGCACTGCCAAGCGTTGACGCCAATTGATTTGTTCCACTATTTCCAACAACGTTGAATTGTGGTGCGGAAGTTGCGCCACCGCCACCGGCTGAAATTGAAGGTGCGGAAGTTCCGCCACCTTTTCCGCCCGGCGTTTTTACTGACAATATTTTTTTAATATTCATTAATCCACCCGCAACGGCAACACCCGCGAAAACCGCCCCAAGTGCCGGTGATGAAATCGTTGGCACGGGAAGGAATGCTGATTCATAAGCTTTTTGCGCGGTTGAATAAGTTGAAATTGCAGTTGACGCGATTGCAAGTGCTTTCCCGGCGGTTGTTGATTCACCGGCAATCGCTGACATTTGAGAAAGTGCATTTCCAATTCCGGCAAGTTGCGCTTCTTTTGATTGAACTTCCAATTTGTCAAGTTCAATTCTCGCTTTTGTATTGTCGTCCTTTGCTTTTGTTCGTTCTTCTTCCGATTTGAAAAACCCTTCGTCAATCAATTGAGATTGTTCGTCAAGCAATTCTTTGCGTTCTTCAAACGTTAAAGTTTGGTCTTCAAATTCCTTTTGTTTATTTTCTAAATCTTTTTGCGTTTTTTCTTGGGCGTCTTTGTCGTCAATTTCTTTTTCTAAAATTTTATATTTTTCAAGAATTTCCAAACGTGCCTTTGCTTTTTCTTCCGCCGACAATTTCACATTGTCAAGTTCTTCCAAATCACGCTTTTTTTGTAGTTCCAATTTTTCGCGTTCCGTTTTCGCGGTTAAATCTTCAACACTTTTTGCGTGTTTTTCTTCAATTGATTTTAAAGCGTCTTTTTGCTTTTGTAATTCGTCGGCTTCCTTTTTAAGTGCTTCTTCGTTTTTCTTGGCTTTGTCGTTTGCAATTTGTTGCGCGTCGTCACTTGCTTTTTTATCAATATTTTTTATTGCAATTTGATGACCGGCTTTGTCGCTTTCTAATTTGTCCAAAGCTTTTTGATTTTCTTCAATTACTTTGTCGCCTTCCGCTTTTGTTTTTTCCGGATCGAAAACAAATTTTGAAGCAGTTGCGAAAAATTTATCCGTTAATCCAAAATCTTTTCCAAGTGCTTTTCCAACATAATCAATTGTTTTTAAAAGCAATGTCAAAGGAACACTCATATATTTAAGAATTCCCGCCAAAATTTCCTGGTTTCTTCTTGCCGACGCTTCTTGCGCCTTTGCCATTGCAATGCTATTTTTTAATTTTATTTTGGCGTCTTCTATTGTTTCGTTAGTTTGAGCAATTTTCATTTGCAAAATTTCCTTTTCCGACTTGCCTTGCAATCTTAAAGAATTTTCTTGTAGTGAAAAATTATCTAATTTTTTCTGACTTGCCTCTAAATTCTTTTCAGATAATTTATTCAATTCTTTTTGTTCTTCCGAAACACCGCTAACAACTTCTTTAATATCGTCCCAATAAGCGTAAATTGCACCAAGCGCAACAACAAGCAAACCGATTCCGGTTGATCCGATTGCGGTTTTAATTCCGTTCAATGCGTTTATTGCAACGGCTTTCAATTGTTTGAATGCGTCCGCACTTTCACCAAGTTGTTGCAACCCAGTTGACAACGCCATTGCGCTTTGAACTTTTAAAAGTGTTTTTTCAACTGATTCAGATTCCGCACCCATTAAACCCATAGCACCTTGAACGGCTGAAAATCCACCCGCAACGCCCGACAAAGACGATGTCAAAGATTTGAATTTCGCGTCGGGATTAAATGCGTCGGTCAATGCTTTTGCGTCGCCGATTTGGTCTTTTAATTCCGAAGCACGTTTCGCGGCCTCGACCGCTTCTTTTGACGTTGCCCCAAATTTTGCGCTTATTTGCGCGACTTCTTGTTGCGCTTCTCTGAATTGCGTTCTTAATGATTTGACCGCTTGTTCAGCGCCTTCGCTTTGTATTTTTACGTCAATTATTTTTTCAATTGCCATTGTTTCGCCTTTTTAATAATTTCTTTTATAGTTTTTGGAAATTGATATTTCCCTTTTGCAATTGAAATCACTTCATTTGCTTGAAAATTTTGTGCTAATTTTAGCAACTCGGATAAATTATGCATCTTGTATGATTGTAATTATGTCTAAATTATTACTAACTATTGAAGCTATTTTTTCAAATCCGCTCACATTTGGTTTGACTTGAATTGTCACCGCCGTTTCGGTAGAAGTAACACCCGACAACATATTGTCGTCATCACTTAATGTTGTCCAAGTCAATATTTCTTTTGATGTTGTATATACGTCAAAAATTACCGGTTGATTGTCGACACGTCTTAAACTACTATTATTGAAATTAACACTTCTAAAATCTTGAATCAATTCGAAATCACTTTCAAAAGAAATTAAATCGGTTGTAAATTGATTGATAATATATCGTTTGTCACGAATTACAATCCTATCATTTAATTTCAAATTCAGCAATTCCAAATAAGGCAAACGCATTTTTACCTTTAACATTCTCGATTTTAAATTATATAAGTTATTTAGATAATCTAAATAATAATTTTGAAATAAAGAATTGTCAATCGGCTCTAAAAAATAAGAACTAATTTCAACACCCCAGTTTAATGAATTTCTTGTTAAATCTGAAGTGTCAATACAATCTTGACCAAAAATATTGAAATTCGAAACGTTTGTTGGCGCACTTCCGTTATTGATAAACAATGTTCCGGATTTCCTTTCAGTAAAATATAAAATAATCGGCTTTGGCGCATAAGAAGTCAAATCTGATTTCAAAGCATAACCAACTTGCAAATTCGTTCCGGTGAATTTATTAAACATTATGTTTTCAAATGGTAACTTAATCGAATAATCGCTTCCGTCCGTGTTGAATGTAGAACTTAAATTTCCGTATTCCCTTGAATTTGTCGTGAAAAATTGTCTACTTAAAAGATTCTCGCTTTTTTCATATTCAAAATTTATTTTCTTATATGGTTTAATCCTTTCAAAATTCAAATCAGTTGTTGTGTATTCGGTGAAATCTTTTATTCCGCCTAAATAATACCAATTTTCCAATTGCTCAATTGTGAAATTTGTTCCGTCGGTACTGAATGCGGTTAAATTAAACATTTTCAATATTCCGCTAAAGAAATCGGATAATTTAATATCCGGCATATAATTTAATAAATTAATATTAGAATTTAAACTCCCACTACTTGTGCCTAAAGTAATTGTTGGGGTAGTTGTAGAGGTCGGAGTAACATACCTCACCCTTGTATATGAAAACGAATAAGCATAAGTATAAGTTGTCGCTTGAAATGCTTCAACAAAAAACGTGTAAGCACCACCTAAAAATGATGCGGGAATATTTGTAATTGATTGACTTGCATTAAATTGTAAAGTAGTAAATAAATCTCCGTTTTGGTATATAAAAACCCTATGATTTGTAATTGTAGGAAAGTTTATTACTATTCTAAAATTAGAATTCATTGCTAACAAACCACTACCAATTCCAACCTGTCGACTATTAACTAAATTATATGTGTTGTTTTCAATATTAAAAACTTGCGGTAAATAAGTATTGTTATTATTGAATAAAAGTTGCTTTCTTTGTGTTGTTGATACAAAATTTGTCGCGTCGTTGCCCTTCAACCACAAATAAGCTTTGCTGAATTTTTGTTGTTGTAAAAAAGTACCGCTGAAATTCAAATTGTATTTGTCCGCAATAGCGTCAAATATTTTTGAAACTTTCAAAGCCGGAAATAATTCGTCATAATTAATTGCCCCGCCACTTGTTGAAATATCACTTGTTCCACCGACACCATATTGCCAAACTCTGTCAGAAGTAATCAAAGGAAACATTACGTCGCCAGGCGTTGCCGTACTGACTAAACTCCTAACATTCGTACCGCTGTAAGCAATAGTGTAATCATTTATTTGCTCAACGTCTTTAAGTTTGTCCTCGCCAAATTTATCGGTCAAAGATTTTAATTCACCATAAAAAGTAATTTTGTAATCTTCAACCTTATTGTCTTTGATTGTAGCTGATTCTAATTGCCATTTTCCACTTCTAAAAGTTTGCGTGTCAATTTCAATGTAACCCGAATATCTTATTCGTTGGTCGAATCCGTCGTTCAAACTATTTTCGTACCAATGACGAAAAATTTGATTATTGTTTTCACTTGCCGGAATTGTAAATGATTGCGAATAGTCGGTAAATACTTTTGAAATATCGTTCACGTTTTGAATAGACGATGTCAAAGAAATTTTTTCGTCTTTGAATAAATCTATTTTTTTCGCCGTTCTCGCTAAAACCCTTTGAGAAGTTTGCGTTTGATCCGCAGTGATTTCAGTCGAATCACAACTTATCAAAGTATTATCGCAAGTCAAAGGCGTGTCTTCAAAAATAATTGAATCCGTATATATAAATAAATTAACTTGCATTAAATTACGTCGTTTATTAGATTAAAATTATATTCAAAATTAATTGTGTAATTTATATTTTTTTCCTTCAAGTGCGTTTTGTAATCCGCTGAATTTGATTTGCAAATAACAGGAATATTGTCAAGCAAAATTGTTTCTGACAACAACAAATCTTGAATTAATTCAAAATAGTTTTGGTCAACCCAGCCAGTGTTGCAAGTTATTTTTTGCATTCCATTAAAATTGAAACTTTTATTTACGCCAATTAATGAATTATAATTCAATGATTGTGGCATTAAATTATAAGTTTTAGAATTCACGTCAATTGATTGTTGATTCGCTTTAAAGAATGTCAAGAATTGCCACCCGCCAAAACGATTGATAAAACTGCAAGTGATTGGCGTATATTTTGCCTCGCATAATTGCTCGGTATTAATATTAAAAATTGTTTCACCGCCTTCATATACTAAAGTATATGTATCGTAATCAAATGGTAATTTCCAAAGACCCTCGCTTGAAGGCGTGAAAAAATATTCGTCGTTACCTTCCCAAACAAAGTCAGTGTTTTCTTCAATCCAAACATTGATATAATTAAAACCTAAAAATGTAGTGAATTTAATATCAGGATTCACCAACGGAACAATTGTTTCTTCCGTGCTTTGATTGTAACCGCCAATGTAATTATTATATCCGTTCAAACAAATAAAAGTTTCGTCATTTATTTCTACATTATCAGAATAAGAAACTACTCGAATATAGCACCAATTTTTTACGTTGTCTTCCGTAGGTACTGAAACCAATACCGGTGAAATAGGTTTGATAAATTCCTTTGCAAAGTTTGAAATGTTCCAAGACAAATTTGTTTGATATTGACTTGGGATTTCTTTTTCCAATGTATACGACGGATTTGTTGGCATTGATGTTCCTTTGTTCCAAAGATACAATTCAATTTTTCCGCTTGTTTGACCCACTTCGTTTATTTCTATGAAATAAGGTGAACGCACAAATATTTTTTTCATTATTCTATTTCTTTAATTAAAAATTTATCAAAGTCCTTGCCGTATGCTTCCAAAATTTCGTCCGGCAAATTCTTAAACGCTTCGTCAAATGGTTTACTAAAAAATTCAGTAGCGGTCAAACCTCGATTATAAATTGCACTCGAAATCATTGATACCATTTGTTTGCGGTTTATGAATTTCCCTTTTTTGTCACGAACATTCGTCAATCCTTTACGAACAACCCACTTATCAATTGAATTTCGAAGTCCGCCTTTTTTACCAGTTCCACTTCCAAATTGATAAGGTGAATTCGGTGCTTTCGCGCTTGACGTTTTTCCTTTGACCCCTTTGTCAACAAATTTCCAATAATCCTCGGCAAAGAAATCAAACTCAACCGAATTTGGATTCACTTTCAATTCGTAATCCAATGAATCAGTAAGTTTGCCCGACGAATTATAAGACCCGTATTTTCCGCCGGACTTTAAATTCGATTTTGCTTTTTCGATTACATAATCGCCAAACTCTTTGAACGTTTTTTCGACTTCTTGTTGATCCATATTAATCGCAAACAATTACTTCATTCTTAATTCCAAGCGTCAACGTTGTTTGCCACCCGTCCAACTGATTTGAAAATTGCAATAGTATAGGAATTAAATTCGGCTCATTCAACAACTCGACGTCATAATCATTATTTTGCAATTTCAATTTAGTAATTAAGTGATTCAAAATCGCGTGGCAAGTGTTTAAGTTGTCAAGTTCATTGTCATTCCCCAAGAATTTATCACGAACGTTCGTTTTCACAACGTTTCTAATATCCAATGAAGTGATTTCAATATCAAACGCAACGTATCCGTTTAAAACTTGCGATTGCGTAACGTTTAAATGCACCAAAGGATAAATGTTCTTTTTATCAATATCAATCAAATCAGGCGTTCCGTGTGTGATTGTATGCACCAACGGATTTGAATCGATTGTCGATTTTAAAAATTCTATTATTTTATAAAATTCATTCATTCTTTTTGAATTTATTATTTATTTGTTTCGCTTCTTCGTCTTCTTGTTCTTTTAAATACAACAAGAAGGTAAGCGCAAAATGCAAGTTTGTTGCTTCAACTCGTTCGATGTCAAAATAATTTCCTCGCGCAATTTTGACAATTGAGTGATACCAATTCCAGCGTTCGAAAAAACTTCCACCGCTTCCGAATTCATTTCCGTTGTCAAGACTTGTTCCGAATAAGCTAGAATATTGTTCAATAATTCGATTTTTAAAGTCCAAAAAAAAAGCACCGCACCAACTACGCAGTCCATTCGAATGTCGAAAAATTCTTCGGCGTATTTGTCGCCCTCGAATTCGCCAATGTCATAGAATTGACCAAATCGTTTTGTGATTGGTCGATACATTGCCGAAACTAACTTCGACCAATTTTCCTCACTACCTAAATGCGAATCGATAAAAGCAAATGTCCCGATTGATTCTTCGTCAAAGTTCGGAACGAATCCATAATTCACACCATTTAATTTGAACGTTCGAACAAGTGCCGGTTTTTGTTTTAATACTTCCGACAAGTGTTGCACAATTTCCGCAAAATCATAAGCCGGTATTTTCATAACGTCTTCGATTTTTAATTTGCAGAAAATTGAAACCATTTGAATCGCAATAAACGTTTCGTCTTCTTGGTTGTCTTGTAACACTTTTGAATAACGTAAGTATTGCGACAACTTAATTTCAGACAAATCACTTGGAATTGTAATCTTCATAAATATACCATTTATAATATAACAACAAAAAGACGTTTTGTTTGAACTTATTTTTCATTCCTTATTTAGAATCATTCTAAATAAGCATTTATTTATATTATTCCTTATTATTTTTTTTCCCACGTTAGAAAATTAATATAAAAGCGTGACGCAAATGTGTTAATAACAGACGCAAATTGTTAATAACAGACGCAAATCAATATCTTTAAAAATTTGCGTCATGTTTTTTTCGGTACTTTTTCAAAGTTAATGTGTTGGATTTTAATAACTTACAAAATTAATAAAATTCTAATTAGACGGAAAGACGCAAAAGTTTCACTTTTTTGAGGGGAGTGTGTTTTTATTTTAATACTAGACCGCACATATAGGATTCCGTCTTTGTGTCATCGTCCCAACGTCACGCAAAAAAAAAACACCCACTTAAAAAGTGAGTGCTTCCTTGCTAAAAACTAAAAACTAATTAAATGAAAAGTGTATGGATTGCAAATATATAAAATAATTTATGTAACGCGAAATTTTTTATTAATTATTTTGAAATGGCTCATTGCAAAATATCGCAATGCGTCAATTGCGTGATTCATTTCGTCAATTGGTTTGTTCAATCGTTTTCCCGTTTTGTCCGTGTCCCAGGAATAAGCGCGGAATTCTTTTATTAGATTAATGCTTGACTTGGTTACAAGGATTTCTTTTTCTTGAAGTATCGCAATCCCAAACGAAATTGAATCCTTGCCTTTTACAACGGGTTTGATATTGAATCCAGCACGTCGTATTTCTTCAATACTTTTCGGCTCGGCTGAATCGGCATAAATTGGAAATCGTTTGTCTTGTTCCATTTTGCGAATGATGTCCGAGTTTAAAAGTCCGGTTGTGTAAATTCGTTCGTCAACAATTATTTGGTTGTTGTATTCGAACACTGCAACAAGTGCCGTCGGATCGTTTGTGAAACCAAAGTCAAGACCGCACCCAATAAAGTTTGCCTCACTTGGTATCGTGTCAATGATTTTCCAATTAGAGAACACCACACCTTCAAGCGACCCAATTTGACCAAGTCCATAAACTTGCCACCAGTTCGCCCAATAAGACGACGTCTTTGCTTTTGCTTTCGCCTTTTCAATTTCGCGAACGATTGCCGGGTCAAGTGCTTCATTGTCCTTGTACGTCAAAATAACAAAGTCGGAATCGATGTCCTTCATTAGTTCGCTATGCACCCAAAATTCGCTTGTTGGGTTGTAATCTAAATAAATGAATTTCTTTGTACGGACTGCTAATTGTTGATAGGATTCAAAGTCGATGTTATTGCATTCGTTTACAAATAGAATGTCACGCCTTGCGCCTCGCAATTTGTCCGGTTGATCCACTGAAAAGAATTCAATGAAACTTCCGTTCTTGAATCTATACTTTAAATCGGATTTGTTGAATTGTTCGTCGCGGTACAAATCGCAAAGAATCATTATCTTTTGAAAGTCTTTAATCGCACCACGTTTCAAATGAGGGATTGATTCCGACACAATCGAAATTTCTGACATTGGATTTTCAATCGCATACGAAATCAACAACGGAACAATCGAAAATGTTTTCGAACTTGACGTTCCGCCTTGAACGATTCGAATTCGCTTTCGTAACCTTGCGATTTTACTTTGTGCCGTCGTCTTCTGAAATGACATTTAAATCTAATTGTTTAAAGATTGGTTTTTCAATATTAAAGTTCACGTCGGATTCAATCTTTTTCGGAATGAAATATTGCGCGTATTTCGCAAACAAATCCAAATACTTTGCCGGGTCTTTTTCCAAGACGTCTGCGAATGCTTGGTGAACGTTTGGAACTTGCGCTTCAAGTGTCATAATAAACAATTCACGCGCTTCAATTGTGAGTGCGTGTGTGACACCTTTCGGCTTCAATCCTTTATGTCCTTTTAAAAAATGCCCCTTTTCGTCACGTACCATAAGATTGCGATAATTATCGTTTATGAATTCGAATATAACTTATTTAAGTCTTTGATAATTGCTTTATGAATGCCGGAACAATTGTTACAAATTTCGATTGTGATTCCGAAATATTCAGCATACAAAGAATTTAAAAATGGAACGTAATTTGAAATATCGGTCACGCGATTTTCGAGAACACGATTTCCGCAGTCTTCTAAAAACAAAATGAATTCTTGTTTGTGTTCTTCGGTCATTAATTTTGTCACACGTTTGAACGGGAACAAACGATTCAATAAGAATTTACGTTCGGTACATTCCACGCAATCGCCGACAATTGCTTTGATTCCAGTTGCTTCGGTAATCTTTTCCACGATGTCGCCAATACCTTGCATTGATTTTTTCGTGTACGTTCTTTTTGCTTTTACGGAAGGTTGAGTTCCTTCAACTTTTTTTGCACGTTTTGCCATAATTTTAATTTTATTTTTTTTGTTGTGTTGTGAATGGTTTGTATATGTATTCCGGTTTGACGTGACAATCCTCTTTGTCCATATTCGGAAGTCAAATCAATTATTTGTTTTTCATACCAAGTTAGCTTTTCATATTCTTTTTGCAGTGTTTCAATTGTCACTTCTTCTTTAATATCGTTTATGATATTGTATTCTTCGTCAATTTCGTTCAAAATATTAACGTCAACGTCAATGAATTTTTTGTCTTCTTTTATTTCATTTAGAAATTGATTTCGCATAATGAAATAAATATAACATTCGTTTATTTCGTCAAATTCTTTGCCCGAATTATGAATTTTTATATACATATCCTGGACTAAATCTTTTGAATATTCTTTATTTCTACAAATATTGAATGCTAGTTTCAACCATTCGTTGTGCCGTTGTGCTAATTTTTCGAGCATAATTTATCGGTTAATTCTTTTAATTTTCGTCTATGCCAAATCGTGTCACGTCCTTTGGTATGATTTCGAATTGTGTCGTGTGCGTCCATTGCTTTGTAAGAATCGCCAAATGATGTCCCTACAATTTCAAGATCCATTCCGTCAATGGTGAATCGTGTTTGATTAACTGATCCGTCTTGGTTAATTATTACGTTTTCTTTATTCATATAACACAAAAACTTTAAATTGTTCGTTTTCTAATTGTTTGATTCTATGCTTTTGGAGTTCGGACAATTTGCCCGTTGGTCTTTTCACTTCAATAAAAATCGTTTCGCCGTTGCGTAAACACATTAAATCCGGAATTCCGTTTGTGTTTGTTTTAATTAGTTTGACAACAATCCACCCTTCGGATTGATACCTTTTAATTATCTTCGCTTGGATTTGGGATTCTAACATTTAAAACTTTATTTGTGTAATGTTCCAAAAGGAATTTGTTTACGTTTTGCCAATAGATTAATTTTTTCTTTGAGCAATTTTTAAGCATTTCGTTAATGAATATTTTGCACGAAAAGAATGCCACGTCTTCAAGCATTTTGTTGACGTCGTCGTTTGATGTTTTGAATGTAAATTGTTTATACAATTGTTCGGCTTTGTTTTGTTCGGTCATATTATTAATTTATTTATTTAAAAAAATTACCCCAATATAAAATAATTATCCATATAAAAACCGCTATTAAAGTATGCCAAAAATTATGTTTTTGGTCTTTTGGTTTTCCGTGTTGATTTGCGCTTACCAATAACGCAATTAAAAATAATACTAAAATTGTGATTTGAGGTGCTGTCATTTTAAAATAGTTTGATTGTTTCGTTTTCTTCTTTTGAAATTTCAATTTCGTAATGTGATGTTTCGTTTGTTCCGTTTGATAAATAATATAAAAAACCATTTGGACGCATTAAAATGCCGGTGATAATTCTTGGACGTTGTTCGGAATCGGTCTTTAAAAAGACAATGTCGCCAATATCAAAAACAATGTTATTATTTATTTTCATAATGTTCAAATTTTGTTAAATCAACCCAAAAATCGTGATAAAAAACAACCTTATAATTAAAAGGATAACCAATTTTTGAATATTGACTTTCTGTTATTTCAATAGATATTTTCCTAAAATCTTCAAATTGTTTTTTTAACTTTTCAATTACTTCTATTGTGCTACAATTGGAATCAAAAATTATTTCTGATTTTATAGTTCTTTTTACCATTTTATAAATATTCAGTATTAAAATGTTTCAATGTGAAATCCTTTTTGTCAATCACTTTTTTATAAATTTGTTGTTCAATTCCGTTTCGTGAAAATATCCAATAAACGTCATTCGATTTTCGATCCATTGTTGTAAGTCGGTCACGACTTTGCCAATAAGACAATGCGCTGAAATCAATATTGTAATAAACCAAAACGTCAGCATTTTTTAAACTTATACCTTCACGACCGGAAACAATTTGTAAACCTATACATTTATCGGTTGAATTAAATTCTTCCAATTCAGTTGTCAAAGAATCTTTGAAGACTGATTTCAATGCGTTCAATTCTTGTTGGAACTTATAAAATATTGCAATCTTTTTTCCTTTAAAATGCGATTGAATAAATTGCGCTTTTGAATCGTCAAGAACTTTTCCGTTTCCGGATTCAAAAATGATTGTTCCGCTTGACAACTGGTGAATCTTTTGCATTAGTTTCACTTTCGTGTCGGCAACAATTTCTTCTTCCTTTCCAATTACAATCAAATCGCGTTTCAATTTGTTTATTATGTCAATTGTGCTTTGTTTTAAGTCACAAATAAGAACGTTTTCATTCACTTTTGTTTCAAATCCCGCTTCATTTTGGGTAAATTTAATAAAATATTTTGAAACACAATCATTTATTTTCGAAAAATTTGCATTTGAGTAATCTTTTACAATAGCATAGCCGAAATTTTTTTCAGTTACATTGACAAAATCTTTTGCCCAAGCATAAAAATTCTTATAATTTTTGAATGGTGAATTGTTTGAAATCCAAAATTGGTGAAACAATTGCGAAAATGATTCGGGCGAAGGAGTTCCGGATAAAAAAATCATTGGAAGATTTGCAAAATTAGCGCGAATAAATTTCGCTGACAAATTCGGCTTTGGATAAGTTCCGTTTCTATGATGTTCGTCTGAAATAATCAAATCGAATTTTCCGTCGATTTTATGCAACGATTCGTTGTTTATGACAACAAGTTCATATTTATAATTTAATGCGCTGAAATCGTCCAAAATCGATTGAATTGCTTTCTTTTTAGTTATAAATAAAACCCGATTGAAATCATTTGCAATTGTCAAGGCGGTTGCGGTTTTTCCGGTGCGAACTTCCATTGCAAGGTAAACGATTCCGAATTGCTTCAAAATCGTTTTTCCTTTGTTTACAATGTCAAGTTGATAATCGCGTAATATCATAAACAATCAATTGATCTTAATTTCGCCGAAGGATAAATGTTGAAGAAAATATCAACGGCGTTTTTAATGTCTTTGCCTTGAATAACGATTTCGCGGTCTTGACATTCGTCGTTGCGCTCAATCCAGTAGTAAAAAATAAATTGTTTCATTTGAATTTTTGTTTTAAAATTTTATAATATAATTTATTCACCGATTCTTTGTTGCAACCACGTTTGTAGTAAAAATTCATTACTCTTTGGATTCTTTGCAAATTACTCATTGTCAAAATAATATTTAATTTTAGGTTTTTTTATAAATTCTTTGTATTTTTTTAAATGTTCCTTTGCTTCTTCAAATGTGTCAAATGAACAATGATTGACTTGAGCATAAGCAATCAACCATAAATAAAAATCGGCTCTGTCTATTCCTTCCCAATGAAATAAAAAACATTGCCTTGTTTGAGGAATAAATTTTCCTTCAATTTCAATTATTCTAAATTTTTTAAATAGTTTCATTTTGTTTTATGTTTTTAAGTTGATAATTTATAAACATTGAATTTAAAGCTATTGCTTCCAAATGTCCAAAATCGCGGTCTTCGTCTTTGAAATTTCCTTTCATTATTTCGACAACGTGTCTAAAAAGCGATTGCTTCAATTTTTCAATTTCAATTGGCTTTTTCCAATTATAAGGTTGATATTTAAATTTGTTTTCGTTCATTCGTTCGGCTAATTGCTGAATGAATTCAAAATCCAATTCATAATTCGTTTTTTTCGATTCTTCTTTGAATCCCAAAACTTCGTCAAAATGTGTCATAATTTAATTTTTAAAATGGAACTTCTTCGTTGTCTTTGTTGTTTGTTTTAATTACAAAAAATCGTCCGACGTGATCTTTGTCTTTGTCAATTTCGTAATCGTTAAATTTACAATATTCGTGAATCCATTTCAAGAAAGTTTTTGAATTCATAAGTCCAAATGATTTGTATTCGTTTGTAAATTTAGCCATTATTTCCGTATTATAAACGCGAACGTTTTCCGGAAGATTTCCGTCAGTTACCCAGTCATAAAAATCCTTATTGGTTGACTGAATTAATCGTTTGATGTCAGCATTAATTGAAACCGATTCAATAAGACCATTTTTCAAAAACTTTTGCAAATTTGAAATCATATAATTGTCAAATTTTATCCAGTCGTTTAATTCCCAAGAATCAAACAATAAACGTCCGTATTCCGTCAAAGGATTTCTTTTTCCGTTGAAGTATTGGAAGAATTCAATTTCGTGTCTTCTTCGATCGTGTGACGTTCCACTTCCATTGATTACATAATTTGTCGTAATTATAATTTTTGGCGAACGTTCGAACGGAATAAAAACTTCGTCTTTGTTTTTTCTATTGATTGCGATTCCTTCGGTAATGATTGAAAACAATTGTTCAAAATCAAAGTTCTTTTTCACGTCGTCGAATGCTAAAATTTGAGTGTCCAACGTGACACGTTGATAAACAAAATCACCTTTTTTTGCGTCAAATGATTTCCCGTCAATCTTTACAACCTTTTTAAAATTTGACAATGCCGAAATCATTAAACTTTTACCGCTTCCGCCGTTTGGGTTGTCGTCAATTTCTTGGTCATTTATTATGATTGCCTTTTGGTCGGTTTTATCTTTGAATGAATGAATCAAATATCCAAGTGTATGTTCCAAAGCATTAATTCGTTTTTGATCGTCAGCCGAAACTTTTGCAACCATATTTTTAAAATCGTTGTCAATGTCTTTTGATTCTACAAAATCGCGATTAATTATTTGGTTTTCCCAAATGTAGCCGTCAACGTCAATGAAGTCAATCAATTCAACTTTGTTTTTTGTTATTTTGACAACTCCATTTTGAAACGGAATAAATGCTTCGTTTCTTGAATCTTTTATCATTTTTAAATCAATTGATTCAAGCATTGTCAAATAGTAATCCGAAAACAATTGCGCAGACTTTGAACAAAAATTAAATACTTCAATTTCGTTACGTTCCAAAAGAAACTTCAACACAACGTCTTTGATAATATCAACGCTCGATTGCGTCACCTTGTTTGATTTTATGTGAACAAATGTCGGGTTGGTTGCCGATTCGGGATAATATTTTTTAAATCCTTTTCTCTCAAGCCAATATTTGTATTTCAGCGAATCAATTTTGATTGTCACATTTCCTTTTTTGTCTTCGTATTTTATCCAAAAGTCGTCGTCGTCGTTTATTTCTTTTACTTCGTCAATTATTGTTTCGTCGATTTTCAGCAAATTTGCTATGTCTTTTTTTGGGATTCCTTTTGATAAATTCGATTTGATTCGTTCTATTTTGTTAATGTCTTCAAAATACTTTGAATTAAACGTGGCACGTTTATAAGCCGATTTGAAAAGAGTCAACAATTCGTTTTCGGAAAAATCACCAAACACAACGTTTGCATTTACATAATTGAACGCATAGTCTTGGTTTATTCCATATTCACAAAGCGCATTCGCTAAAATAAATAAATTGTTGTTTCGTTCACCAGCTTTGAATCCAAATTTGTTGTCCCACCATTTCAACAAACGTCGAATGATTTCGTCTTCGTCGGTCAATGGTAAAATTGGATTTCGTTCAAAAACTGAATGTCCTTCTTCTTCTGTTAATTTGTCCCAAACTTTTGCGTCTTCATTAATATACAAGTCCGGATCATAACTTTCAAAGCAAACACGACTTAAATTTGAATTCTTAAAATCGAAATAATCCGATTCAATAAATTCGCCAAATGATTTGAAATAACGTTTGTGAGTTTCTTTGTCACATTTAGGAATTCGAATCAATGCTTTCAATCCGTTTCCACTTGGCGATTCAAATACCGAAAACACGAATTCGCAATTCATTAATTTTTCACGTTCTTCGTTTTGCTTTTCAATGGATTCGTATTTATCAAAGTCCAAAATGCAAAGGCCGGAATGCTCAATCAATGAATTGTCGTTCCTTGCTGAAAACGTTCCATTGAATAGAATTGAAAGTAATGAATTTTTTAGATTCTTTTTTTCTTCGCAATCATTCATTTTGCGAATTTTTAAAATTTTATCTTTTGACGTTCCGGTTTTTATTCGTGCTAAAACTTTTAACACGTCAACTTCAAACGGGACGTCGTCACTTTTATATAGTGATTTGAAAACTGAAATATTCATTTTTTAATAGTTTTTATATTAGACGCAAAGACGCAAATTTTTCGAAATTTTCAACCGCTTATAAAAACTTTGCTTGTTTCGAAACGCATATAAAGAAGTTTTGACTTTGCGTCACGCGTTCACACGCATTCATAATTGAAGTATTGTCGTTCAAATGTACTGATTGTATTTTTGTAAGCCAGTTATAAAAATCATTCATTCGTTCGATTTTAGATTTTTGCTTTGATTGCATTAAGGTTTTTGATTTCATTGTCGAGTTCATTTTTGATTGTTTCATTAAAATTCAAAGGTAGTTTTCCGAGTTGATAAAAAATCGCATTGTAAATTGTTTGCGGTTTTTTATTCAATTTGTCAATCGCACGTTTTCGAACGTGTGACGGAATTGATTTGTAAGTTTTAGGATTCATTTTTGTTGTAAATTTGATTATTGATTTTATAAAAATTTTCAAGTTTGAACATAACGTCGGGATTTTCATTTGCAAGTTTAATCAAATTTTCGAAAAAAGGATCAATTGTTGATTGTTTTTCAACCTCAACTTTTGCTTTTTGTTCTTCAATCCTTCTTTTTTCTTGTTGCAATAGAATCAAATCAATTGACATTCCGTCCAATAACATTAAAACTTTTTCGTGTATGTCAATCAAATAATCGTTTTTGATTAATGGATAAATTTTGGATAAATGAATAACCGAACAATGTCCAAGTCCGATTTCTTCGCCAATTTCACGAAGCGTCAAAATCTTTTTGTTTCTTAAAATAGTCGAATAAACTGATTTCAATTCCACGATTTCGCGTTTTCTTGACTTGGTGTTGATATTTATTCCGGTCAAGTCCAAAATGTGCTTAATAACTTGTTTTTGTATCATAATTTAGTTTTAAAAATCGGTTTTACCTATACGACCGAAAAGGTTTTGTTCATTAAAATAAATCCGAAATGTCGTTGTCGTCAATTACTTCTTCGTCTTTGACTTCAATTTGCTTTGACAAATACCCGTCAATGTATGACTTCAATTTGTTGTAGGCCTCATCTGCCATTTTTGATTCAGCGTCACTTAAAGACGTTGCGAATTTGAATTCGGGAATTGAATATTCAACTTTGCCTTTTTTCAATTCAACTGCGTTTGCAACTTGAATCCATTCGTCACTTAAACGTGAACGAGTTTTTTGTGTGAAATCGCCCCAAGATTGAACACCGCTTCCTTTGATGTTAATATTGGCAATTGATCCGTCTTCTAACATTACATAAATTGATTTTGTGTAATGTCCGCCCATTGCAACAATGGTTTCTTTGATTTCCTTGTAAATTCCTTTTACACTTTGATTGCCTTTGAAAAGGCGAACGTTCAATTCGTCTTGTCCAATTGATTTGACTTCGTTTGAATAAACGCCGGATTGATTCTTGTCATTCCAACCTTTAATCGTGTGAAATTCCATAAGGGTCAAAAACTTCATTGGCAACGCCAATTTAACATTTTCTTTTTTGTCTTTGTCGTAATACGCAAAGCACTTGTCGTCCGATTTCCATTCTAAATAAATTTTTGTCGGGTTTGACGACTGGGTTTGAAATTCTGCTTGTCTGCTCATTTTTATTAAAATTTAATGGTTATTGAATTTTTTCTTGGTGTTGTTCCTACTTTTGGAACTTCGTTTCCGTATGCGTCGAAAATAACTGATTTTTGCGCTATCTTCAAAAGTTCTTCGCGTTCTTTTAGATCCTTTTTCAATTCTCTATAAACTTCGTCTTCTTCAAAGTTAATTGTTTGACCGCCGTTTACTGGATTGAATTCAACGCCGTGCAAATTTGTTTTTTCGGTAAATGTAATTGTTTCGCGAAGTTGTCCGTCCATTGCGTTAATAGTTTCTTTAATCTTTGCGACTTTTGTCCAAAACTCGATTTTGTCAATGTCGCCACTTTCAATGACTGAATTCACGATTTCTTTTCCGCGTGAAATGTAGTCTTTTTTTCCAAAGTTAATCGGGAATGATTCGTGTTCCCGCATTAGTTCAAATAGTTGTTTGCTCATAATTTTTCAATAAATTGTTTGATTTGGTTTAATTTTTTTACTTCATAAGTTCGTTCGCGATATTCGGCCAACGAAATAAGAATTTCAAGCGTTGAAATTTGCAATTCTTTTTCTAATTGTTTTAATTCTTCATTCATTTTGATTCGGTGTTTTTAAGTTCTAAATAAATAAAATAAAAGCATACCAAAAAAGAAGTGGTCATAACGAATAAATTTTCGGTGTGCATTGCAATAGTTGCTGATAAAATTCCAAAGATTGTTTTCATAATTTTAAATATTGTTATTGTTTAATGGTGTAAAATTAATACTTTTTTTATTAATACAAAATTTATTATTAAAAAAGTTGCAAAAAAATGCTAATTTAT